GCCGGTCGACCGCGCAGTGCCAGAACAGCGCCACCATCTCGCCCAGCGACAGCCGGCCGCCCGCGGCGCGTTCCACCATCGCGAACAGCGGGCCGATCTCCGCCTCGGCCGCCACCAGCGCCTGGAAGCTCGGGCGCAGCGTCAGCCGCTGGCCGGCGACGCTGATCGCCGCCTCGCCCCGCGCCGGGTTCACAGCGAGACGACCGGGCCGGAGCTTTCCAGCGCCAGCGTATAGGTCCGCTCGCCATTATAGTCGCCGCTATAGTCGAGCCGGGTGATCAGGAAGCGGCCTTCCATCTGGTCGCCGCCCTCGAAGCTCAGCCGGTAATCGTCGATCGCGCCACCCAGCGCATTGGCCTTCAGCCGCCCCTCCGCCGTCGATCCGGTGAAGACGCCGCTGCCGGCCACCGACACGGATCGCACGCCCGCGCCCGACAGCAGCTCGCGCCAGCCGCCTGAATCCTTGCTGGTGATCGTCACCGCCTCGCCGTTGATCGACATCTGCGTGGTGCGCAGCCCCGCCACGGTGGCGAAAGTCGGCGTCGCCGTCCCGTCGCCGATCTTCAGCAGGAATGCGCTGCCCTTCTCCGCCGCCATGTCTGTCTCCCTTGTTGATGATGTGGAAGGCCGCTCACGCCGCCCTCAGCAGCCGCGCCCGATATTCGATGATTCCCGCCCACGGCCCGGCAGGGTCGCGCATCAGGCGCGACCGCAGGAAGACCAGGCTGGCAAGCTCCGCCGCCGCCACTGCATCGATCCCTTCGATCGCCGTCTCCGCCTCGGCCATCAGCGCGTGCAGCCGGGCCGGGCTCTGCCCGTCATCCCAGATGGACACGGTCAGCCGATGCTCGCGGCCGCGGCCCGTCTTGTGGCTCCAGTCGCTCGTCACCCAGCCGCCGATCGCGACATAGGGAAAGGGCGCGCGCGCCGGCGGCCCGTCGAAAACGCCGCTGACAACGTCGCCCAGTCCCGGCCGGGCGTTGATCGCCGCCACCAGCGCCGCCTGCAGCGCCGCGACGCTCATCGCCCGCTCCCCATCCGCGCCGCCCAACCGCGCATCCGGCCGTCGAACGCCAGCGCATGGGCAAGGCCGGGGCCGGAAAGAACCAGGCCATCCTCGGCCGGCTCCGCCCGCACGCCGGACGGCATGTCCGCCTCCGCCGTTTCGCGCAGCTGCTCGATCCGCATGGCGACGCGCTTCCGCGCGACCGCCTCGATCCCCTCGATCATGCCTCTTCCTCCGCTTCGGCGTCGATCCGGTCGGGCGTGCGCGGATCGCGTGTCACGCTCCGCACGCGCAGCGGCGTGCCCCGCCAGATGATCCGGTCGTCGATGATCAAGTCCGCGCCGCTGCGCAACGTCACGGCCCAGCGCACCCGCGCCCGGATCGCATCCGCCTCGACCAGCGCCGACTTTCCATCGGGCTCGATCGCCGCCCACGCATCACCGACCGCGCGCCATTCGCCGGTCGCGCCGCCGATGGCGTCGCGGCCGGCCTCCCGCCGCTCGATCGTCACGCGCTCCCGCAATCGGCCCGTCAGCTCGCCCGGCCGGGTCACAGCCGCATCCGCCGGAACGGTCGCCACAGCGCCGCCACCGCCGCCGGGGGGCCGGCATCGTCAGGCGCGTCACGATGCGCATAAAGATGCGCCACCAGCCGCAACACGCCCTGCCGCAGCGGCTCGGGAACGCCGTTCCAGTCGGCTGCCAGCCCGGCCTCGTAGGTGACGATCACGCGGCCCGCGATGCCGGCGTCATGCACATCGATCCAGCCGTCGCCCGCCGCGTCGATGTCGATCGCATAGGCATCCGCTGGCAGTGCGAAGGCCGCTCCCTCGGCGGGAAGCCCGTCCACGCCGGTGATGCTCCGCACCGGGCGCTGACCCAGTCGTTGCCAGCCGCGACTGGCCGGAAGCGTCTCGCTCACCAGGCGGACGAGCAGCGCCTGGCCGATGAACTGCTCGCACAGCAAAGTCGCGGACCGGATCAGCCCTGCGATCAGCGCGTCCTCGGCCTCGCCATCGACCCTCAGCCACGTCCGCGCTTCCTCGACGCCGACCACGGTCAGCACCGGTGTCCCTGCGGCCATCATCAGCGTTCCTCCACGCGAAAGGTGATCGAACGCTCGTCCACGCGGCCGTCGGACAGCACGGCCCGGCAGGTGGCGCGATAGACATGGCCCGCGACGCCGCCGCCGATCGTCGCCCGCGTCCTGGCGCCGTCGACGGCATGATCGGCGACGGTCAGGCCGTCGGCTTCTTCCGGCGTCACCGCCCAGTCGCTGTCGACGACGCTGCGGCCGTCCAGCCTTGCGCCCCAATCGATCAGATAATCGACGGTCGCGCCCGGATCCTTGAGAAGAATGGTCATGCCCCCTCCCCTCAGGCCGCAGCTGCCGGAACCGGATCGGCACGCCGCCAGCACGCGCCGATCAGGTCGATCGATCCGCTCAGCGGCACGCCGGCCAGCCAGCGGATGCCGATGTTCAGTCCGGAATTGGAGTTGGTGGTGGGCACGATCGGCTGGTCGATGCCGAGCAGCCCATCGAGCGTCGGCAGCTGGTCGGTCGCGCCGATGGACCCGCTTGCGCCCAGATAGCAGGTCGTGGTCGGGTTGACGTTGACGGTGGCGAGGTAAAGGCCATGACAGCCCGACAGGCCATTCGCGCCGAACAGCGCCGACGCCAGCATCGGCGTTGCGTTGAGTTGCGCCAGCGAGACGAAACGCTTGATGGTTAGCGCCCCGGACGCGTCAGGCGTGCCGGTGAATGTCAGCCGCACCGCCTGCCAGCCGCTGGCCCCGGTAAGATCGTCCAGCGCCGCGCAGTCCTGGACCGAGAAGGTGACGGAAAGGTCGCCGGACAAGGTGCCGTCGGCCGTCCAGCCTGCCGGCGGAGTGCCGCTTGCCGATCCCGTCCCGGAAATCGTGATGTTGCTGGTCCCGCCCAGCGAGACCATGCGGCCGTTCGTCCCTAGGATATTGCCCCGGATGGCGTCGCTGCTGCCATAGGCGTCGCCGGGCTGCAGCGTCAGAAACTGGCGCGGGCGGTAGAGCGCCGGCAGGATCGGCGCGAGCGCGAACTGCTTGCGATATGCGCCATAGGCCCCGCCGTGCAGCCCGTCGGCCGCCACCGCAAAGGCGGCGCCGGTCGAGCCTCCGACCGGCGCGAAGCTGACATTGCCCGGCGCCGGGTCGAGCCACCAAGGCGTGGCATCGCAGAAGATCGCGTCGGCTATGCTGTTGCAGTAATCGGCATAGCCGTGGTTCACCGCGACGATCTTGCGCGCGGCCGTGCCGTCGATGCCGTCGCGCGGGTCGACCGCCATCACGATCAGGAAGCGCCCGCCCGCCGCGCGGAATGCGTCATGGTAGCGCCGCAGGTTGGCGAGCACCGTTTCGGGCGGATAGCCGCCCGCAATATCGTTGGTGCCGATGGTGAGCAGCATGTCGACCGTCCAGCCCGCCGCCACCTCCGCCGCGACGGTCGCCTGCATCGCGGACATCCGGGTCGCATTCGTGAGGCCGGTCGAGGCCTGCGTGCCGGTCGTGGAGCCGCCGGCGCCGAGATCGTTGCTGCCGATCCAACACTCGATCGGCGTCCTTGCGTTCACCCAGCGCGCCGCCGCGACAGGCTCCAGCCGCTTGCTGTCTCCGTCGGCCATCAGCTTGGCATAGGGACGCTGGATATGGGGCGGCAGGCCGGAAAGCGCGTGATCGCGCAATTGCGTCGGCGTCACGGCGACGTTGCCGCCACCCTGCACGGCAGGCAGCAGCTCGCCGCCGCCGAGCGCCGTAGCCGGCGTCAGCGCTGAAATCTTCGTCGATGGCATGGATTACTCCAGAATGATGAGACCGCCGTCCTCGAGGAGCAGGTCGGCCCCGTCCTCGGTCTGCAGGCTGGCGGGCGCGGGCGAAGGGGTCTCGCCGCCCCCCTCGCCGGTTGGCCGCCGGACGAGCGCGGGCGCGAAACCGAAGCCGAGACGCATGGCCGCGGCTCAGTAGAGGCCGAGCAGGTCGGCGGCGCCGGTGCCGGTCGCCCGCACATGGCTGGCGCGGATCGGCAGGATCGACCCCGCCGGCACGGCTTTCCACACATGGTCGGCAGCGTCGCGCGCGGCGCGGACGGTCAGGTCGCCGCCGCTGCCGACATAGATGGCCTTGGTGATGTCGGGCAGCGGGTTGCTGTCATGGGGCGTGATGGCCGCCGCGCGCGTCGCCGGCGCATGCGCCGCGTCCACGCTGGAGGCGAAGGCGTCTGCCATGAATTGTCTCCGATGTGGGAAGGAATGAAAGCTGCAAGCAAGGTCCCGCTCGTCCATCCTGATCCCCTTCCCGCTCACCCTGAGGAGCCATTGAGCGCAGGCGAAATGGCGTCTCGAAGGGCGCCGCCATCGCGCGAGCGCCCTTCGAGACGGATATTCGACAAGCTCGGCCCCTACTCACGGCGAGCGGGAGGAACAGGGATCAGGGGTAGAACATCCGGGATGAGCGGACCGACTTCAGCCCGTCAGGACGCGGCGAACTTCATCAGCTTGATCGCTTCCGAGTTGCTCACCGCCCCGCCCACGCGCTTGCTGGCGTAGAAGTGGACGAACGGCTTGTTGCTGTAGGGATCGCGCAGGATCATCGTCTCGGCGCGTTCCGTCACCAGATAGCCCGCACGGAAATTGCCGAAGGCGATGGCATGGGCGTTGGCGGCAATGTCGGGCATGTCCTCGGCCTCCACCACCGGATAGCCGAGCAGCGTGTCGGGTCGTCCCTCGGCCAGTCCCGGCTGCCAGAGGAATGCGCCGTCGGCCGTCTTGAACTTGCGGATGGCCGAAAGCGTCGCCGAATTCATCACGAATGCCGCGCCCTGCCGATAGGGCGATCGCAGCGACTGGATGAGGTCGA